GTATAATGACTATATTTATCATATTTTGTCTGTAGTATTGTGAATAATTCACCTTTTTTTGATAATCTATTATGTTTTTTTTTATCTATAGTATTAAGTGTTTTCAATATATCGTCTTTAAGATAATCTGATAATTTACCTGTAAATTTACTAAATGATATATGATCATCTATAACTAAATGATTTCGCTTATGTTTGTTACAATATTCACCATAGATTTTTTTACCTTTACATTTAACATCCTCCTTATAATAATCACACATCTCTTATATTATATATTATTAAAAAATCGTTAAATAATAATGCTTATCTCCTATTTAAAGATTAAATGATATATATCATTGTAATTGTAGAAAAAAATTTGAGATACGTATATTGAATAATTATATTAACAAAACAAACAACATCGAAATAAGAACTAAACAAAGAATAACTAAACAACGAATAAACAACACAACAAAGAATCAATCAAATATGCCTGGTAAAGTCCTCAAAGCTTCTGAAGTCAAGGTCCAAACTATCACCTTTTCTGAACCTAAGAAACTCCCTAATGGAGGAAATATGATCTATGTTAATGGGTTTGATTCTCTATATGTCCAAACACCTAAAGTAAATGTTCTTTGGGATACTAAATTCTACGCTGGGGACAAAGATGGGTCTGGCAAGTATAGTATCCAGTTCTCTCTGACCGATATGGAAAACAATTCTACAATGAAATCATTTAACGATATGATGACTGAAATGGACCTTCATATTGTGGAACACGCCTATGATAATCGTAAGGATTGGTTTGGTGCTAAGTTCAATAAGACATCTAAAGAAACTATTGAAAGTCTATATACTCCTATGATTAAGATCCACACAGACAAGGACACTGGAGAACCCAGTGGTCGGTTCCCTCCTTGCTTTGGATTCAAAATCGCTAAATATGATAATGTCCATCAGTGTAAGGTTTATGATAGCGACCGAAAACTATTCAATATCGATAATGCTAATGAAGATGATTTCAAGTCTCTTGTAGAAGAAGTACTTGTCAAGGGTGCTAGTATGAATGTTGTCCTGAAATGTAACGGTATTTGGGTCATCAACGGTAAGTTTGGATGCACCTGGCGAGCAGAACAAATCAAGGTTAAGGTCCCTGAAAAGGCAATCAGTGGATACGCTTTCCGAGATGATGATGATGACGATATGGATGTTAAGCCCGATGTAGTTGCTCCTGTCCCATCTTCCGATTCTGTTGAATCCGATTCAGATGATGATTCAGATGATGATTCAGACGATGATTCGGATGATATGGTCCAAGAAGTAAAGAAATCTCGGAAACGTGTTGTAAAGAAATAAACTCCTAATCCTTAGTCCCTTAATAAACTCTTTTAATAAACTTTTTTTTTATTCCATATTTATATGGAATTATGTGATAAATATTTAGTTGATTCAATAAATATTAATCCTCCTTTAAATGACTATCTTTTATATGCTAAATATCTTAAAAAACAAGGTGTTCTACCTAATTATTTATCTAAGAAATTTAATAAGAAATATGTAGATTTAGATCAGAAGTATATTAAACTATTAAAAGATAATAAAGATAAATCATTTTGTGAACAATTATTATTACATGATTTAGAATATGATGAAAAATTAGGTAGGTTTAGTAACGGAGAATACTTATTAGATATTAGTGATAATATCTTATTTATGTATTATGATATTTGTATGAATAAACTACATCCTTTAAATACTAGAAAAGACTACGCAATGGTAATGAATAGACTCAAATCTATATCTGGTATCACCAACGATATGATTAAAATTCTAGAAAAAGGTATTAAGAATAAAGTTTTTATTAATAGAACAATTATTGATAGTTTCTTAGATAAGTGTAGAACCATATTAGATGATAAAATTAATCCTTCTCATGTCCCTAAAGATATCAAATCAAAATTTATCAAAATGATTGAACAATCACTTATTAAAAATATCAAAAAACTACATGATTTTGTTATGGATAAATACTTATCATATTCTATATCTAAAATAGGATTATGCGCATATGGAGGCGGTAAGAAACACTACGAGGTTATTTGTAAGTCTGAATGTCTACCTAATTTAACACCTGAAATCATTCATAAATTTGGATTGACTGAACTTAAAAGAGATCTATTATTGAAGAAGAAATTAGCTGAAAAAATGGGATGTTCTGATATCGATGATTATATGTTTAACCATAACAAATATTACAGTTCTTCAAAAGAAATTATAGTTGATTTAGAAAAACAACGTAAATTAATGTATAGCAAATTGAGTAAATATTTTTATAATGATATTAAAGATCTTTATGATATAAAACCTATTGCTGAACAAAATATGGATATGACTGCATACTATATGGGACCTAATAAAGGTAACGGAGGTAAAGGAACCTTTTTTATAAACATATTACATCCTGAAAAAATAAGTAAGTATGAATTGATGGTACTCAGTATCCACGAAGGTGTGCCCGGTCATCACTATGAAAACTATCTGACATACAAATCCGATAAACCTGATTATATCAAAAATACATTATACTCAGGTTACTCTGAAGGATGGGGATTGTATTGTGAATCATTATATGAATACACTGACAAAGAGTATTATTATTCATTACAATATAGAGTTGAAAGGTCCTTGCGTTTGATTATTGACACAGGTATCCATTATTACGGTTGGGATTATGATAAATGTTTTGGTTATATGAAAAAATATTTCAAATATGAATCAGATAGTTTTATACATGATCAAATACTCAGGTATTCCTCAAATCCAGGCCAAGCATTGACTTATAAAATCGGCGAACAAGTTATCCTATATCTGAAGAAAGAATTTATGAAAAAGAACTCGGATATCAAAGCATTCCATAAAATAATTTTAGATATAGGACCGTGTCCTTTAGAATTATTAATTAAGAAATTTAGAGAAAATATTATGTAAGGTATTGTATAATATTACTTCAATTACCAGAAATAAAATTGAATATCTCAATTATCTTCTGAAGTTAAAGTAGAAAAAAACTTGCTTTTTGTTTCGCTGTTCTAAATTCTGATATTGGAGAAAATATGCATTATGGTGTTTTAGAAGGTATTATATAAGCATTTAATTCAATACATGGTTCTAAAACTAAAAGAAAGAAACTAAAAGAAGAAAAGGAAAGAAACTTACCAAACGACGTAAATATTATTCATCATAATTTCTTTAGAATTCTAAAATAAAATTATATAAGGTATAATATATGCCTAAAAAAAGTAAAAGTAAAAGTAAAAGTAAAAGTGTAAGTAGAGGTAGAGGTAGAGGTAGAGGTAGAGGTAGAGGTAGAGGTAGAAGTCCTAGTCCTAGTCATAGTAGAAGTAGAAGTCGGAGTAGAAGTAGAAGTCGAAGTAGAAGTAGAAGTAGAAGTCGGAGTAGAAGTAGAAGTACTAGTGAAAAAGTAAATCAATTAAACGACTATAAAAGGTGGAAGAGAACAACAAAAGTGAATACCTTACCAGGAAAAGGTAATTTAGAAAATATTACAGTTCAAGATTATTTAAACAAAATGATAATTGATGGTAGATATACACCCACAAGAGAAATATTTTTTATAAATATGTTTTGCAAAGAAAAGTTTGAAAACTTTGATGAAAAGCTTAAAGCTTATAAACACCATAAGAGAAACATACAACACCAAGGACAACGAGAACAATACGACGATGGACCAGGGCAGCGTGTTTATAATGGTCCGGATTCTTTAGCCCATACTGATGGATTACCCGGTGAATTTGTTAAGTGTGTAGGTGATAAACGTGGTTCTATATTCGGTTTAATTTTAGGTCGTTGGCTGTATGAACAAAAAAAAAAAAATCCACATAGGTACTATCACGCTGATGATGTTATAAGCCCACGGGTGCAGGAAGAATTTAATTATTTTATAGGACTAGGCGATGGTGATACTAAATATGAAACTAAATATAAAACTATACGTGCTTGGTATGAATGGTTTATGAATTATGAACGTTACGAAAAAGGAGGTGGTAAGAAAAGATATAAAAAGAAAAAGAAGAGAAAAACATTAAAGAAAAAATCTAAAAGAAGTAAAAAACTTACCAAACGACGTTAATATTATTATAATCTATATTAAATTATATATTATAATAAATGTATTCATTTAGACCTGGACAAACATCTATATTTTATAATAAATTACAAATCGAGGGTAATAAAATACAAGCAGAATTTGAAGGATTATTTAACGAATTTGAAGGTAAACATTTGAAATTTTTTATATATTCAGATAATTCAGAAGTTGATAGAAATGGAAGAATATATTGCACTTTTGCATATACTATTCATAATGATAATGAAGACATATTAAAAATACAAGTTACAGCAGATAGTGATGATACATTAGCATTTTCAAAGGCCTCATATGATGTAGAAACGAATGGGATATTCAATGGGTATTTTGGTGGAGCAGGTAGGGGTGTTTATTCTAAATGTGGTGGTCGTGTAGGACAAATGTTATTTAAACTTCAATTATTATTAGTCGTAAATTCTGGTGTTAAGATATTTGAATTGGAAAATTTTACAGATACTCCTGGTAGATCAGCTAATACAGGGGGTATATATGAAGATCTTAAAATAGACTTTCGAGAATTTACTGACCTTAAGATATCAGCAGGGGCTAGTTTAAATGAACGATTAATTGCGGTTGAAGGTAAAATGAGATATGATTTATCAAGTGATTCAAAAAAATTATTATTGAATAATTTATATAAATTATTAGAGAAAATATTGAATACAGATCTACCTTTATGGAATTATAAAACTATTGCACTATATTTATTAAATGTACCTAAATCCCAACCACGTAAATATAGGGTTAAATCAAGTATTAAATCTGTTAAATCACTAAAGGCTGCCAAAAAATACAAAAGTAAACATAAAAAGATAAAACCTAGAAAGAAAAAAGATAAAAAAGATAAGAAAAATAAAAAAGATAAGAAAAATAAGAAAAAAAGATCTAAGAAACTCACCAAACGACGTTAATATTATTCATCATAATTTCTTTAGAATTCTTAAGAATAGTTTCATCAAATTCTGAATTATTATTGTTAATTATATCTGCTAATTCTTGTTCAACATTATCAGTATATCCAACAACATAACAGTTAACTTTATCCTTGAATAAATCTCCTTTTTCTACCCATTCTTTGTGTAAAATCAATATACAATCTTGATGGATCGCTTCTAAGAATGTATATTGAGTACCACCGCCGTCACCTTTTATGACTGATAAATCCACAACATATTTAGCCTCATTCAATATATCTTTATCCTCGATTGATATTGGTAAGGTTTTAGCAAATCGACCTCTCCAGTATTTCATAAAATCACCTTTTAATCCCATTTTAATCAAAGTGAATTGAACATATAATCTATTCTCTTTACCGTATACCCATATCTTATTACATTCATCTTTTATTAATGGGTTTGCTTTTAGAATAACATGTGTATTTTTATCGAAATCTATTCTATTAATTGATATACATTTATCAGATGTATTATTTACATATGTTTTTCTATCATATTCATGGAAAGGATGATATTTGAATTCAGATTCTATATTATAATTTGTTAATAAATTTTGTTTGACTGCCTCTCTGATTGTTATCACATTCACTCGTTTAAGAAATTGTTGGACTGGTTCGCTTTTAAAATCATTTGGATCGTGCATAACAATCGTGGTTGAATCCGGAAACCTATCTAAGTATTTATGAAAATGTTTATCTAATGCTGTAATCAGTATATTATCTTTCTTTAATAAATCATCAATAGATATATTTTGGTATTTAACACCATAACCGAACGGTCTAGTGTTTTTCTCGTTTCTTCCTGATTTAGATATTTTGTATAATGGATAATTATATTTAAGTGATAGATGTGCGGTCATTGTTATCCAACCACCGAATGTAGGGGTTGCTAAATACGCTAAATTATATCCCATTTATATAATAAAAGATAATAAATATTAAAAGAAATCGTATTTTTCAGTTAATTTTATTTTCTTAACATTAACTGAACTAAATCCGCCTCCACTAGCTTCATTAGGTTTATCTGATATATTACTTTGTGTTAACGATGGTTTATTATGGAGTTTTTCTAAGGACTTAAATAATAGTTTATCTAAGTCATCATTATCAGATTTAATAGGTTTTTCTTTTTCTTTTTCTTCTTCTTTTACATCTAAAACTATATCTTCATCTATATCTTCATCTATATCTTCATCTAAATCGATATTTAAATCAATAAATTCATCTTTAGGAGTAGAATCGTCTATAAATCTGGATATTAGCAAGTTATTATCTTTTATTTTGGGGTTAACATATACAATATCATTTAATTGGGGAACTTTTAAGTCTTCGTTTTTATTTTTTATATCGGATAAGCGTTTTTCTGATTCCTCAACTTTATTATCTGATTCCTCAACTTTATTATCTGATTCCTCAACTTTATTATCTGATTCCTCAACTTTATTATCTTCCTCGTCATCATCTTCATCGGATAATTCTTCTGTTAACTTGTCCACAAGTATTTCACTTTTCTTACTTTTACTCTTACTTTTACTTTTTAATTCAATAGTCTTAGTTTGTATTTTATCAATATTACTTTTATACATTGTTTCAACACTTAATAATTCAGATATTGTTCCCGTTATAGATATTAAATTATTTACATAATTATTTCTTTCATTTAAGTCTAAAAGAAGATTTCTAATACTACTATTTAAAAC